CTTTGATTGAGGAGCAGGTTTTTAAGAACCCTGCTTTCATCAAACATGTTCCAATGGACCAGAGGCCCGATTACATAATCGGCATGCTCCATTCTGAAGGTGCTAAATACATTGCAACGGACTATACTGCGTTCGAGTCGTTGTTTGTCGAGGAGTTAATGTTCGCCTGTGAAATGCAGCTCTACCGGTTCATGGTAGGTGCCCTTCCCGAGGGCCGTGGCTGGATGCGTCTTGTTGAGGACGTCATAGGTGGCGTGAACGTATGCCGATTTCGGACATTCATTTGCAGTTTAATGGCAAAGAGAATGTCGGGTGAGATGTGCACTTCATTGGGCAACGGGTTTTCAAACCTGATGTTCATGTTATTCCTGGCTCAGCGTAAGGGCTGTACTCAGGTGAAGGGAGTGGTTGAAGGAGACGATGGTCTCTTTACCATGGTCGGAACACCCCCGACGGTTGAGGACTTTGCCGAGTTAGGCTTAGTAATCAAAGCAGATGTCCATATTCGGCTGGAAACTGCTTCTTTCTGTGGTATGGTTTTTGACCTAGAGGATAGGCGAATCATCACAGACCCCCGGAAGGTTATGGCAACCTTCGGGTGGACATCTAAACAGTACGCCAGATGCAGGCCTCGTAAGCTTGCTGGACTGTTAAGATGTAAGGCTCTCTCCCTAGCATATCAGTATCCGGGTTGTCCAGTGATCGCAGCTCTGGCGCGCTATGGCATGCGCGCTACGAACTACGTCGCTCGAAGCATTCATTGGAAGAAACTCCTGCAACGCAAGGGGATGGACTCGTACCAACGGGAACGTCTCATTGAAGCCATTAGGCATCCTATCATCAATTGTGAAGTCGGCGGGAACAGCCGACTCTTGGTGGAGGAGCTGTATGGTATTGATGTTGCGACACAGCTGAAAATAGAGGCTTATCTCGATTCCCTTAAAGAGATAACTCCACTGGCAGACGAATCAATTCTCGGGGTGATGCCCGAGATTTGGAAACAAAATTTTCAGGCGTTTGCTTTTGTCGAGGATCGCCTTAGCACAAATCTATTTTGGCCGGTGTGCATGGGAAGAGGAACATCACCCTCTCTCATGGAGACAAAGATACAATCCCGCGACGGCGGATGGTTCGCCCCTTCAAAGAAGATCTGGGCCCCTTTTGCTCGAACAAAGGGAAACAATTCGAGTTGGTAGAAATTTCCATCT